ATAAACATAAATGTGTGAATATAGACGGCATACGGACTGCGTTATAAGGACAGTTAATACGCGCCACACTATGCTGGTATGACGCCGAATCGTTGGAATACCGCGGAAACGTAGACGGCTGTAAGGCTCGTATGGTGTCGTGCGCGCGTGACGCTGATACGAGTTTTCCAGCCGAAAACGGCGTTTTACGCCCACTTAGAGTGTGATTTAGAGTGGACTCCCGAACGCGTGGAGGACAGTCATGGCAGGCAAAACGAAGAGCAGAAGGACCGGAGGCTCAGGAAGCGTATTCCAGGACTCCAAAGGCAGATGGCATTTCCGCAAGGACATGGGAACCGACCCCGCGACCGGACGCCGCCGTCCACCGATCGAAGCCACCGGCATGGTGAAAAGCGAGGCGCGCGCCCGCTTCCAAGCGAAGGTCGCCGAATGGGAGCGTGACGGACGTCTGCCCACCAAGGACGGTCCGAAGACTGCGGACTACTTCGAACGGTGGATGGAACAGCACCGGACGGGAGTCAACCCCACCACATGGCGCAACGAATCCAGCTGGATGCGCACCATGAACGCGATCATCGGGGACATCCGCCTCAACCGGCTCACCGCCGACGACATCAACGGCATGTGTAGGCGACTGCGCCGCACACGCAAAGGCAAGACAGTCAACACCTACCTCGCGGTCCTCGGAGCCATGCTCAACACCGCGAAACGCGACGGACTCATCACCGACAATCCGATGGAGAACGTCAGACGAGTGCCGGAGGACCGGTACGAACGCGTCATCCTCGACGACGCGGATCCGGCAAGAGTGATCGAGGCGGCGCTCGCCGAACCAGACACGACGGTGGCCGTGTTCGACAGTCCGGACGAGCGCGAGAAATGGGCCCTCATGTTCGAACTCGCCTTCACCACGGGCATGCGGCCGGGGGAGCGGTATGGTCTGATGCCCTACCAGCTGGAACTGCACCATGGAATCCCCGTCATCAACGTGTGCCAGCAGGCCAAGCCGATACCATCCGGCGCCACGATCCCGGACTGGATGGACGCCGAACATCTGGATGGAGTGATCTGGCTGACCAAACCGAAGACCGCCAAAGGCGTGCGGACGGTTCCCATTCCACAGGGGCTTTGGGACCGGCTCTGGGCGCATATCGCCAAGTGGGGCGTGCCATCCCATGGACTGGTGTTCACCAATCTTTACGGTCGTCCCATCAGACGGGACAATGAGGAGAAACGTTGGCGCCGCGCGCTCGAGACGGCGGGACTGCCGTACGTCGACATCTACAGCGCTCGCCATTGGCTCGCCACGGAGCTCGCGGCAGCGGGGGCTGGCGAGGAGGAGCGTACCGCCATCATGGGCCATACCGACATCCATACCACCAGCGTGTACACGCATTGGAGGGAACGACTGCTCGCCGAGACGCTCGAAGAGGCCGTTCCAGACCTCCGCGGCGGCCAGTGACGGCCTATGACGGCCTGCGACGGCTTATTCGCAACACGAAAGAGTATTGACACACCCCGCGCTCGCCGGTAGATTGAAAACAGAAGCAAGGAGGTGCCGATGGGTCATCGCACGTAGCCTCTTCCCATTCCGCGACAGACACCGCGACACAAAAGGTGAAAAGCACAAGCCGTAACCATTTCGGACCAAATAAACCAAACCCCGGCGCTCGCGGTATGCGGGCGGCCGGGGTCTTTTTCTATTGCACGGATACGCCACGAAATCGTCGTATTCCTCCCTTAAGAGTGTGAGGGTAGCTGGCTACTGTGCGGATGGGGCATTATCCAGCGGAAGATCGACGGAGACGGTTATCTGGCCATCGCTCTTTCCGATGGTGGCGGCGGTGACCTTCGCTTCATCGCCGAACGGCGTGGAATCTGTCGGCAACGCCACGGTGCCCAGGACAATGCCGCTCAGCCTGACCACCAGCGCGTCTGACGAGAGCTTCACCGTCACCCAGATGTGCGACTGGTCGGCGAACTGGTCGAGGATCGTATCAAGTCCATCGACCGGGGTGATGGGAACCGTCCTGCCGATGGGGGTGAGTACCTTCTTGTGGGGTTTAGTATTCGAGAACGTGACCCTCTGCGCGGAGGTGGAATGGTCCTGTGGCTTTGGCTTAATGGGTTTTGGTTCTTGCGGCTTCTTCGCCGGAAGAGGCTTTGGAATGTCCTGGTGTGGGAGCTCTACCGGGTCGTGCTCCTCGGGCATCTGCAGGCGCAACTGCCATACATGCCGTTCCTTATCCGCCTTTCTGTTGCGCACGTGGGCGAGCATCACGGCGCCTTCAAGTGGCACCTGGCCGTAATGTCGTTCCATTTGATATTCGGTTATGTGTCCGATTTCTTCCCCGTCGAGGAACACCCAATACGTTGGATATCCGGCGTACTTGCCCTTCCGGATTAGATCCTCGACGACATATACCCAAACCCACGCATCGTATCCGTATCTTTTTAGGATTTGCTGATGGTTCTCGTCACCGGATATTTCCACCCCGCACTCTACGGTTTCGATAACAGTCCCCTTGGGTTGCGCATTCACAGCTGTTGGCATCTGTCCGTCAAGATAGATGCTTTTCATGAAGACGGAATCTTTGCGACGTTTGTCTCGAAGCGCCCGCCGTTTCGACTCTTCCCTTTTGCTGGGGGATAGCATCGCTAATCCGCGCATGGAGTCAAGTCTGCGCCAGCATTCGAAGGTCCATCGGGCGTCCGACAGTGCCCTGTGTTCTTCGGTCGCGTGCAGGCCGAGTAGCCGCATGGTTTCTTGCAGACTTACTGACGGGGCGTTCGGGAACTTCCCTCTCGCCAGTGACATCGTATCGATGCAGGATACGTCAAGACCTGTAATGCCAAGTCTGGACGCCTCCTTGTTCAGCGCGGAGATGTCGTAGCTGACGTTGTGTCCAATCACAGTGAGATTCGAGATGGCTGAGAGGAACTGGGGTATCACCTGTTCTGCGTTCGGTTGCGGTCGTAAGGATTCTTCGGTAATTCCAGTCAAAAGCGTCGCTGATGCCGGAACGTCGCATTCAGGGGAGATGAGCTGCTCCCATTCATAAATTGGTGCATCGTTCCTTACCAAGATGGCACCGATGTCTATGATGCGTATTCCGAAAGGGGAGTTTATCGTTTCCGTGTCAATGACGACGGCATCGGCAATAGATGCGTTCATGCTGAACTCGGTGAACGAATCTAGACTGCCATCGCCCGCATGCGATTCCTGGAACGATTCGCCACCCATAGGTGTGGACGATTGGTCCTCATTCTTCTTTTTGCCTTTTTTCGATATGGCATAGGCGATGCCCGCCACTACAGCGATGACGATAACAAACGTCATTCCATTACCCCTTCTCCATAGGCTAAGGCCGCATGATCGGCCAACAGCGACTTGTAATCCTCTACGACCTGTACCGTTACGCCCAGCTCGCATGCGATGAGGTACGAGTCCCCGTCGTACAGGCACTCGGCGGTTGCGTATTCGACGGGGTCCACGAGCCATAGTGCGGTTTCCCTGCGCGTGCGCCGCTCCGCCTTCGCTCCGATGATTCCGCATCCCGGATCTCGGTGTCTCGCATGCACGAGCTCATGGCAGAGCGTGCAGAGCTTCTGATGGTCGAGCAGACGATTATCGACGATGACGAGCCTCAGCGCATCGCAGTACAGGCCGCACAATCCTCTCTCCAGCTTCCGCTCCTCCACGCGCACATCCATCGATTCGGCCTCCGACAGCAGGTCGTCGTATCCGTCTATCGGCCCTCACCGCCGTTCATCTCGGCCTCCTTGTCCGGATCCGTGAGCGCCGCCACGTCGTAATCCTCCGGATGCGCGGCGATACGATCAACCAGGTCATCCGGGATTTGCGGGAGATTGCGGGCGCCGTATTCGCGGGCGGCTTTACTGCCCAGGGCGCGGGTGTAGATGTCGAGGCTGGTGAGTCCGAATGTGGAGGCGATGTGCTCCACATCGGACGTGTTCAACGGCGCCTCGTAGCGCATGCGTTTGTACCAGTAATTGTTGCTCAATCCGCTGGAATCGAAGAATTCATCTATCGTAATGCCGCTATTTTTCAACAGTTGCCGACATGCATCGATGATTCTTTTGCTGTCTTCGGTGACTTCGTTTTTAGATCCTCGTGCCATGCCTGAAGTCTATCTAAATAAGTAGATTTTGTAAAGAACCTATATAGGTAGGTACATTGAATCACCTAAATAGGTAGATTGAGAGTTGTCGCAAGGGAACGGACCAACCAGAAAGGAGCGGCAACCAATGAGCGAAACGGAAACCATCGCACGAAACCTCAGCGGCGAACTCGCACGACACCGCAAGACGCAGGCCGCACTCGCCAAGGAGCTTGGTGTGAGTGAGCAAAACATCAGTAAGCGATTGCATGGCGAGGGTTCATTCACTACCGAACAACTCGAGAAAGCCGCCGGAATGCTCGGCATGAGCCTCTACCAGCTCATGATCAAGCTCCTCCAGCCAATCGACGGAATCAACCAAATCAAACCATAGGCAACCGGCGCTCGCCAAAGCATGAATCGAAAGGAGAATCCAATGAACAATGAAATCCGGAAGTTCGATTTTAGGGGCGCTGCGTTGCGCACCTTGACCGATGAGTCAGGGGAACCTTGGTTCGTCGCCAAGGACGTATGCGATGTGCTTGGCTACACGAACGCCAGCAAAGCAATCAGTGACCATGTTGATTCGGAAGACAAACTCAATAACGAATCGTTATCGAGTTTAGGACAGCGCGGAGGTTGGTTGGTTAACGAATCTGGTCTTTACTCGCTGGTGCTCTCGTCCAAACTGCCGACTGCGAAGGAGTTCAAGCGCTGGGTCACGCATGAGGTGCTTCCCCAGATCCGCAGGACCGGCGGCTACATCCCCACGAGCGACGCGGATGACGACATGACCATCCTGGCGAAGGCCGTGATGATCGGCCAACGCACCATGGAGGAGCAGAAGCAGAGGATAGCTGACCAGCAGTCGCGTATCGACGAGCTTCAGCCTAAGGCGTCCGCGTGGGACAACTTCGTGGACATTCCGGACGCGCTTTCCGTGCGTGATTCCGCGAAGCTGCTCAGCAATCTTGGTAGGCCGGTCGGGCAGACGGAACTGTTCGAATGGCTTGACCGGCATGACTGGATCTTCCGTGAGAACAAGCATTGGTCCGCGCGTCAGAGCCGTATCAACGCCGGGCATCTGATGATGGTTCCCTCGAAGTCGCATGGAACGCATAAGGACGGTACCCCGTTCGCGTTCCCGCCGACGGTGAAGGTCACGAGGAAGGGTCTTGCCCTGATCGCCCGACGGTTCGGCGAGGAAACGCTCCAGCTCGAGTATCCGAAGGCGGGTGCGTGATGGGAATTCAAGCAGATGAGCTCAAGGATGCGAGCCGTATCCCGTTGAAGGACAGGCTCGCATGGACTCTTCCGCAGGCGGCGAGCCTGTACGGGATCGACTACGACGGCCTGCGTCAAGCCGTCAATCAGGGCGACATCGACACGTTCCGCCCGCCGAGCAAACGAGGAACGCCTTCCCGCCGTCACATCAGACGCGAGGAGATGGACCGGTACGTCAAATCATTGGAGGAATGACATGAAAACGATTCGCAAGGCCTGTGTGCAGGCGGTGTTCGACGCACTCGCCGAGCATGGCGACACGCTCCGCCCGCAATACGCGGAACAGTGGGACGAAATCGACGCGAACCGTTTCCTCTGCCACATCACCGGACCAATGGACATCGACGTCGCCGATCTCGTGGATCTCATCATCGACACGATCAACGAGGAGCTGTGATGGCACTCAGGAGAATCGACGCGGAAACGCTGCTGACGCCACCCGCGCCGCCGAAGGCGAGCATCGTCATGTTCGGCATGAGCGGATACGCGGTTCGCATCAGTCCGAAAGGCGGGGCCCAACTCGTGGAACTCCTGCCCGACGGCGCCTGCACGCTCGCATCCATCACCGCGGGCGAGCTTGAGACATTCGACTACCAACTCCACAACGAAACGGGAGGCACCAGATGACCGACAACGATTTCCGTATCGAGGACCGGAAGGAACGCGAGACGAAACGGCCGAACTATCCGCTGCGCAGGGTCAAGTTCCTGCTCGCGGTCATCGGCCTCGTCGCCAGCGTGACGCTCATGCTCACCTGGCATGGCGGGAGCCTTGCGGGCGCGCTTGTGGTCGAGGGCGTGTATCTCGCCACCGCGTTGTGGCTGACCGTCAAATTCGCACCCAAATACGACGGAAAGGACGACAATCATGCCTAGCGGAGCCAACAGCCTCCAACTCCACATGAAGTACGCTCCGGTCAACCGCGGCAGCATCCACTACGGCGCATCCCGAAGCCACGGCCACCACACTTCGCCGAAGACATGGAGCCAGGAGACCGGCATCGACCTCGACCGGCCCCTCCACGACGAACGCGAGTACATCACGCGGATGAGACGCCGCACCCGGCGTGACATCGACGTGAAACCACGCATCCAACGCGTGTACGAGACGATCATCGCACTGCAGATGGAAGGAGTGACGCCCAGCAGCCACAAGGTGGCCTTACGGCTCAACATCCCCCGGAGCACCGTGATGGGCGACATGCACAGGCTCGCCGACATGGGATTGCTCGTCAACGCGCGGACCCGACGCGGAGGCTTCCTCACCACCGGCAGAACACCCGAATGGAGTGACCTGGATTGAGTCTCGAAACATTAAGCCTGCCGGAATGGCCAATGGTGTGCGAGCTCACCGTGCCTGGCGACCCGCAGTCGAAAGGTCGTCCACGCGTCTACCAGGGACACGGCATCACCCCGACGCGGACGCGGGAAGCCGAGAACCGCGTGTACTCGGAATGGCGCAGCCGGTATCCGAACCTGCCGCCATATGAAGGCCCTGTCTGTCTGGCGCTCACGTTCTGGACGGCCACACGGCGCGGACGTGACTGGGACAATCTGGCGAAACTGTTCACCGACGCGTTGAACGGCGTCGCCTACATGGACGACCGGCAGATCATCGAAGCCAGCGTGCACGTGCATCGTCCCGACCAGTACGTGCTTGGCGCGCACGGCAGGCCACGCAAACGGAAAAGCGGCGACCCGCTCACATGGCACGGCCAGCCATACACGCCATGCACGAGGGCCAGCATCTACTTCAAACAGGAATACATACCCAGATAGGAGAAAACACCATGAAAAACACCAGTGAATACGTTGTGCAGACCCTCATCGACGACGAGGACATGAGCGCCGACCTCGCGAGCCTCTACCCGGCGGCCAGCAAAATCGGCGACGCAGCCGCGGCATTCATCGACAAAGCGGACCAGACCATCGAAAAGAAGGGTCTGATGGGCACGCCTGCCGGAACTGTCGCGAAATGCATCGACATTTGCCAGAACGTCGTCAAGGAAGGCGCGGCCATCAGCCGGCTCCTACGCAATCCAAGGACCTGCGACACCGTGATCATCAGCCGACGGTGCGAGGAAACGAATCACACCACCGAAGACGACAGCATGACGCAATCGACAGTGGAGGACGTGGAATGAGCAAGCAGAGGGGACACATGCCGTACTGCCGCACGTGCGGACCATTGGGGCCGGCCATGCGAACCACGCCCGCGTTCGACGTCGTGGAAACGCACCGACGCTCCTACCCGCACCACCAGACCAGCGTCATCCCCACCAAAACCAGCATCATCGTGAAAGGAACAAGCAAATGAGCGCGCAGAACCTCGAAACATTGGCCAAACGGTACGTGGAACTGAAAAGCCGCATCGCCGACCTGCAGGAAGAAGCCGACGGATTAAAAGCCGAACTCATGGAGAACCGCGAGCCCGGCGAATACGCGGCCGGACCATTGACCGTGAAAATCAAGAAAGGCAAACGCAACCTCGACGCCAGCGCATTTGAAAAACACTTCCCCATCCAACAGTACGCGGACTGCTACCAGATCAAACCAAAAGCATTGTCCGCGATCATCAAACAGGTCGGCGAAAACGCTTTGCAGGATTGCGTGAAAGTCGGCGCGGCAAGCCTGGTGGTCGAATGATGTGCATCCCGATCAGCCAGGAAGCGGTCAGCCGCGCGCTCAGCAGGACGCTCAACCATTACGACAGAGCACCAGGATTCCTCGACGACGCCTACATCATCGACGTGCAAGAGACGGGGAGCCTAGCGGCGTTCCTCCGGGCCCGCCTCGACGAAGAATACGGGGAGGACATGAAATGAGCTCACAACTCGACCTTGAAGCCGTCATGGCCGCAAACCAGACCGCACCAGGAAAGATGCCAGCGCCCACGGCGGAGTCGGAGGAGTGGACGGAAATCCGCGGCATCATCGAAGACCACATCACCAACCAGCCGAGAAGCCTGCAAAAGGAGATCGGACCATCGGAGCTCGGCACCGACTGCCTACACTGCCTCGCCGCCAGACTCGCAGGATGGGAGAAACGCCAGTCGGCCGCATGGCTGCCATTCATCGGCACGTGCGTCCACTCAAGATTCGAACACCTGTTCAACGGCCGCAAGGACGAATTCACCGTCCCGGACGACGATGGGGGAGAACCATGGACCGTGAAACGCTTCGAGGCCGAAAGACACGTCGACGTTGGCGCAATCCACGGACTGCACGGCATGAGCCGAGTCCACGGAAGCATCGACCTGTACGACGCGGAAACCGGCATGACCATCGACTGGAAAATCACCGGCACGACCACGCTACGCAACGTCAAAGCTAACGGGCCAAGCCAACAATACCGCGTCCAAGCCAGCCTATACGGCATCGGGCTGGAGAACGACGGCGAACCCTGCGAAAAGAACGCCATCTACTTCCTGCCCAGGAACAGCGTCAGCCTCAACGACGCGCTCCCAATCGAAATGGACTTCGACCCCAAACCCGGCAAGTGGGCGCTCGGCCGAGCGCAACTCATGGCCAACCTCCTCGACCTCATCGAGGAATCGGACGGCACCGACATGCGCGACGCATGGATCCACGCGCTACCCACCAGCCCGACCCACTGCTTCCAATGCGGCACATGGCCGGACGACCAGCTGGGCGACCTCGCCCAACTGAACCAAGACCAATATCCGGCACTGCCGGACAAATGGCGGCAGGCCACAAGCCTGCTGGAATCCACCTACAACAACACAACAGAACAGAAAGAAGAATAAACAATGTACGGAAACAACTATGGCGGCGGATTCAGCCAACAGGGCGGCGCGGGATACCATCCGCAGCAGACGCAGCAGCAGGCCACGGAGTCGTTGAGTCTGGACGACGTGATGCAGGGAGGCGCGCCCAGCGCCTTCTCGAAGGACGATCCGATCGGCACTTCGGTGGAAGGCGAGATCGTGGAAATCCGCGCGGAACAGCAGACCGACTTCACCACCGGCGAACCACTCTACTATCCGAACGGCAAGCCGAAACCGCAGGTCGTCATCCACCTGCAGACCACGATGACGGATCCCAACCGGATCGGCGACAGCGGCATCCGAGGCGTGTACGTGAAGGGCTATAACATCGGCCAATTGCGTCTCGCATGCCGTCAGGCCGGAGTCGGCGACCATCCGAACGTCGGAGACCACTTGAAGGCCACGTTCGCCCGCACACAGCCCGCGAAGACCCGCGGTTTCAACGACGCGAAAATCTACGACTACATCGTCACGCCGAAAAAGCAGTCCGATCTGAATGCGGCGATGAACGACCCACAGGCAGGACAACAGCAGTACGCGCCGCAACAGCCCCAACAGGCCTCTTATGGCCAGCCGGTCACGATCGGTCAGCCCGCAGGCTTGACCATGCAGGAAAAACAGCAGGCCGCGCAACTGCAGGCCGCCGGGAAAAACGTGCAGGAGATCGCGGGACTCCTCGGCAAGCCGGTCGACCAGGTCGTCAACGCGCTCGGCGTAGGCAGCGGACAAGAGCCTGAATTCTAAACCCGTCAAATTCGACTGGTTTAGAAGGGAACAGCGTCCACTGCAGCTACAACTGGCATGGCGGGCGCTGTTCCAAACATGATGAAACTCTTCGAGAGGAAACCTATGGAAACGGCACAGGTTGGCACAGTGGAACATGGTCTCACCATCAAAAAACGGCACATGTGCCATTCTGTGCCAAAGCGTTGGCACAGCGAAAGTGCCGGAATTCCAACCATATATAAACAAACAACCAATGTTCCATTGTTTTTTATATATGTATTTATTTTTGTTGTTTTTGTGTTGTGTGTTATGGGCATGGAACGGCACAGCAAAAAAAGGAGGTGAAAAATGAGGGACTACCGCAAATACCAGCCGATACCGGTCGACACTCTGCCAGCCCAGTTCGCCGGCATCTTCCACCTGCTCGAACTGACGTTCACACCGGCGAACGACATGACCATCATCACGACCATCACCGGACAGAACCTCCAACTCGTCTGCCAAGGCGGCACCGAAACCGACAATCGCAAAAAAGCACCGGTAGTCGCCGCAGGCTACCAGAAAGCCATCTGGGAACTCCGCGAAGGCCATTTACGCTACTGCCCGTCACAGGACAGGCTCTGGCGACGCGACCCCGACATGAGCGACCACGACGGAGACCGCCTCCTGCTCAACAGCTGGCATCCGGTAAAAACCATCGAGGACGAATACCATATCGGAGCCACGGCCAACAGCAGGGAACGCAATCCGCTCTACAGTGCGGCGATCCTCCGCGAATCGAAACGCGCCCAATGGTTCGACCAGGTGGAACGCGGCGTCCGCTGCGACCCGTGCGTATGGGTGCGCCGCGACGGCAAGGTCGTCTGCCTGCAGGGCGTGCCCGACATCGCCGTCACGCAGACGTTCACTCCGGTCGGCATGGGCGTCAAGGCGTTGAAGGAGGCGGAACGCATCCTCCGATGGCTGACCGTGGATGAGAAATCCTATGCGAACCTGTGCCGCATGTTCGCCACGCCATGGCTCGAACCGTTCAAACAGTTGTCCTACGTGCTGTCCGGTCACGGCGGCGATGGCAAGACTTTGATCGCACGTCAGGCGCTGGTCGGCGTGTTGGGCGTCGGCAAGGTGTTTCCCGGTTTCAGCGTGCAGCAGTACTGCAATGGCGGCGTCTACACGTTGGGCCGCGAGTCCATGAACGACGAGATGGACGGCAAGGCCTTCGCCTTTGATGACGAGGCGTGCGCCGTGGATGAGGACATGCTGCCTTTGTTGCGCGCGTTGTCCACCGGCTCGCAGATGAACGCGCGCGTGACCGGAGGGAAATACCGTGTGATCACGCCGAGCGCGACGATGCTGTATTTGACGAATATGCAGTTCGCCGATTCGACCGAGAATTCCGACATGCGTCGTTTCGTGAAGGTCGAATTCCATCCGTCGAAAGGCCGCTCGTATGACGAGTATCATGCGATCGAGGGTTTCTGCCATCGGCATCCCGCAGCGTTCTTCGTCCTGTCATGCCGCCTGTGGGAGAAGTCCGACGTGCCGGAGATCGTAAATCTGAGTCCTGCGCGCAATATCAGCGATGAGATGTATTGGCTGATCAGTGAGATTGCGTCGAATGAGGAACAGTATGGAGATCCGGTGGCCGTGAAGGGTGATTATCGTAAGGAATTCCATACGACCGTTCCGCAGTCTTTGATGGATGTGCTTGGTTTGGAGAATGCACGTTCTCGTGCATTGCCCGGCAAAGGGCAGCCGCGCGTCGTCCGCGTCGTCAACCGTGACCGTTTCGACGTGTATCGCAAGGCCGCTCTCGGCACTGATGCGGAGTCAATCAAGGATTGGCGGCAGACCGCATTGTCGAAACCGAACCGCGACAGCCTCATACCACTGGATGATGTCGGCGGCTGTCATGACATGGCCGCATTGGTCGAATCCGCGTTGGACGGACAGGCGGGCTTCGCCCCATGCGAGGGCAAGGCGCGCAGGCAGGGCGGTCCCGTCGACGGGAAGGTCTCATTGTCGTGGAAACGGTTGAACCCTTCGTCTGAAAGCCATGTGGATTCGACGATCGTGACCGAATCGATGGACAGGTATGCGGTCGTCCCGCTTGGCCAGTGCTTCGTCATCGACTGCGACAAGCCGTCCGAAGCGGACGGGCCGGACGGCTGGCAGTGTCTGCAGGCATTGACGGGTGATTACAGTTCTGACGCACTACCGGCCACGTTGATGACGAAGACGCCGCATGGCGTGCACCTGTACTATCGCATGCCGGCCGGCATGGATGTCAGCTTGCTTAAGAACGCGGTGCATGAGCAGAATCTGCCGATCGACTTGCGAGTCAGCAACAAAGGCTATGTGCTTGGTCCCGGCAGCGTCATCGACGGCAAACGGTATGAGCTGGTGGATCTGCCTGCCGGCGTGGTGCCGGAGGCGAGCGAGGCGGTCATGCGCATGCTCAAGGATTTCGGCTATACGAACGAGCCGAAGCCGGAGGCGCCCGCTCTGAGCTTGGACGATGTCATGTCCGATAGGCGCGTTGCGTCGAATTCCAACGGCATGCCGGATATGACGCCGGTGCCGGAAGGCCAACGCAACAGCACATTGCATGCGTGGGCTTACGGACGTTTCAAAAACCACCCAGAAAACGAACGGCAGATTCATGATGACCTGTTGAAGCGCGGTAGGGATAGCGGTTTGGCCGATGCCGAACTCGACCAGATCTGGAAATCAATCAAACGAAGTCTCAACTAAGGAGGAACACCATGGTAACGAACGTGAGTGAAAAAGACAAAGCATTGCAGGAAGTCATCGACTGGTGCGAACAGCTAGAAGTGGAAGGACTGAGATTAGCGAACGCTCTTCTGATGCAGCATGAAATGGACGCATACGGTGTCGTGAAGGGACAAATCAACGCATACGAAAAGACAGCCGACCACTGCCGTTCCATGCTCGGCTACAGCGGCTCTATGCCGTCCGAAGTGCCTAATCAAATCGAGGACACGAATGTGAAGGCGGTAGACAGATGAACAAGACGATCAGGTATGTGGAATGCGCGCATTGCGGAGAACGTGTCGGAGCATATTACGTGACCTGCCCATACTGCGGCTACAGGCTCGTGGAGGCGTCCGACGGTTTTTGGAAGCGGATGATGGGATGAGCCGGAAACCGCCGCAGTGGATGCGCCGGTTCGCTCCGGAAGGCAATCCGGCGCATCTCTTTCCGGTCGTGTGCTCATGCGGCCGGTGGATTTTCAGCGAAAGGGACGTGGTCTGGCAATCGTGGGACGCGGGAATCATCGAAGGTGACGACCTGGTCACCGCGATCATCCTCGGCCGGCAGCTCATCCGGATCCGTCTCATCGCGCAGACGGACACAATCCGATTGGAAACGGTCGCTGGACCGTTGGGTATCAGTCCGGATGGAATATACTTGGGCGCGCACGACTGCGCGCTCATGCCTGTCAGTGTCAAACCCGCCGACATGAGCGGGAGGGAATTCCATTATTCGACCCTTGAGGGGTTCCCGACGATGCTTCCGGATCCCGATAATCCCGACCCGTGGGCGGGAATACCTGAAATGGAACTGATGTTCGATTCGGGATGGCCAAAATGATAAAATCGCAACATATGAGCAAAAAACGGGAAGCAACCACAACATGTAGAGTGTGCGGCGGGGAGTGCCGTATTCAAGCCACGATGTGCGACAAGTGCGAGAACGCTTTGAGGGGATGGATCCACGACTATCCCATCTGGATCCATGCCTTGCGCGAGTTTCTGGATTCGACGGCGCATTACGGAGGCCACCAGCCTGGACGTGTCAACCTGCCGTCCGCTCCCACGCCTATCAGACTCTCGGTCGTTGACCATCTGCAGGAGATCGAGGATGCGGTGACGGCGTTGTGGTGTCGATTGTATGCGCCGCCGGCCATGCCATGGGCCACAAGCATCGCGGTCCCGCCCATCGTCGACATGCTCAAGGCATGCTGGTCATGCCAGCGTTTGAACCGCCTGCCGGACATCGGTTTGATCTGGCATGACTGGCAGCGGTTGGCGCGCAAGACGCTGGGCATCATCGACGTGCCGCCATCCAAGCATGGTATCGGCAGGTGTCTGAACCCATTGTGCGGTGTCGAATTGAGTGCGGAGGTCGGCGCGGTGAACGTTGCCTGTCCGGTGTGCGGCGGCACGTACCGTGTGATCGACGTCCGGTTGGGGTTCCTGAAGGAGTGCATCGAATCAGGCAGGGCGTTCACGGCGGGGGAGTGCGCGGAGCTGCTGCGCGAATGCGGCTTCCAGTGCAATGCGAACACGATTCGCTCATGGCGTAAGCGTGGCAGGCTTCAGCCGGCCGGCGAGAACGAGAAGGGACGGCCATTGTACAGGCTTTCGGACGTGCATCGGCAGGTGTTGCGACGCGATTCGATTTGACAAAATCGAAAGTGCAACGCAGAATTGTCAGTGGATTAGAGGGTTCAAACCGAGGTGACTTGGTTTGGACCCTCACTCATATCCACCTTGGATTCTCCTAACTCCTTGGGTTGCGTAACACCGTCCTGTCCGAACGGCATATCGGACACGCTCCGCCCACTCCACGTCAGAGTGGGCATACACCAACAGCGGCAGGCAAGCCAATCCCGCGCTTACGTGATGATGGGGGATTGATGTACAAGGTATGCTCCACCTCCGGTTGCCCACACCTGGTCTCCTCCGGCTCACTGTGCCACGAATGTAGGAAAGCCAAAGACAAGCGCCGGACACGAGGCCGCAATCCATACACGTCGAAAGCGCATCACCTCGCACGCGCCCGCGTGCTGGCAAGGGACCCGCGGTGCGTCTGTCCCGGCGACGGGCCGGACGGATGCGGAAGGCACCATGGCCTATGCGGTGCCCCCAGCACCATAGCCGACCATTGGCCGATCGAACGCATCGAGCTCGTCGAAGCAGGCTTGGACCCCAACGACCCGCAACGCATGCGCGGCCTGTGCAAGCGCTGCCACGACAGCAAGACCGCAAGGACGAAACCTTCAGGCTTCAACAACAGACAAAACCTCAGCTGACACACACAGGCTTCGGCACCAAAACAAAACATTTCATCGAAGCCAAGCCGACGACGCCAGCCGCTCACGTCGAACGACACGAAAGACGAAAACGACCAAGTCTTCTCGATTCGATTCGCGACTCATCGCAGCAACAAGCGAGTCAAACAAAAACCGTTGCAAAACAAACGGAAGCAAACCGTCAAAACACCCACGGGGATACCCCCTAACAGTTTGGGTAGCGGAACCGCCGGAGAGCTGTCTCCGAGGTGCGGAGGGTTCAAAAGTTTCAGAGGGGGGCGGGCGAAAGGCCCGGCCGCCGACAGCGAAGGAACGGCGCGAGGCCGTCCGACGATGGAGGAGCCATGCCAAGAGGAGGAAAACGCGTCAGATCCGGTCCGATGCCGGATCCGTCGAGCGGTGCGAGCGAACGCAGGGGATACACGCTGCGCAGTCTGCCGAACACGGAATACAAGGGCCGGCCGCCGAAGTTTCCGCTGCCGCCTTACGTGATCCGCTATTTCGACAAGGACTCGCAGGAATGGATCGAGGACAGGGCCGGTTCGGAATCGTGGAATGACCGGGAGGCCGAACTGTGGAGGCAGTTGTGGCGTCTGCCGCAGGCGCGCGCGTGGAAACAGCCGCAGCTGAAGTATCTGCATTACCAGATCGCCTCGTATGTCCGCGAATGCGTGGTGTGCGAGAGCCCGTCGGCCAAGGCGGCTGACGTGGCTGTGAAGATCAGGCTCGAGGACCGGATAGGCCTGTCCGAGGCTGGATTGCAGGCGCTCGGCTGGAAGATCTCCGAGGACAACGTCGACATGGCCGCCCACGAGGTGCCCGCCTCGGACGCGGAGGCGTCCGAGAGCGGTATGGACACCAAGATCGTGCAGTTCCCGCGCCGTTTGAGGGCGTGACATGGCCGACGATTGGATCATCGACTTCCCGACGCTCGCAGACCTGCAGGATGCGTGGGTTCGGCGTCACGTGCGCCAGCCGGACGGTATTCTCCGCGGCAAGCCCTTCTGCTGGTCAGATTGGCAGTTCTGGTACGCCGCACACCGCTGGAGGGTGCGCGAGGACGCGGAATTCATCCCGCCCGAAGAGGTCACGGTGGACAATCCACTGGTTCTCAACCAAGCCTTTCAATATCGTCTGACCGGCTGCATTGGCCCGCAGAAGACAGGCAAGGGGCCGACCGAGGCCTCATGCGCCATCCTCGAAGCCTGCGGTCCGGTCGTGTTCGCCGGTTGGGCGAAGCCCGGCGACGTGTACCGCTGCTCCGACAACGGCTGCCCTTGCGGATGGGTCTACCATTACAATCCGGGCGAGCCGAAGGGCATGCGCCATCCGTCACCACTCATCCAGCTGACCGCGAACTCCGAGGACCAGGTGCGCAACGCCTACCGGCCATTGGTCGCCATGATCCGGCTTGGACCATTGAAGCAGCTGCTCAAGGTGCGCGAGGGGTTCATCCGCATCCTGCGTCCTGGAATCAATCTGGACGATGACGATCTCGATCTCGACCGCATCGACGTGGTGACCGCATCGGCCACCTCGCGTCTGGGCAATCCGATCTCTGATGCCGAGCAGGACGAGGCCGGCCTGTACACGAAGTCCAACGGCATGCTCGACGTGGCCGACACCCAACGCCGCGGCGCCGCCGGCATGGGCGGCAGAACGCACTTCTGGACCAACGCTTATGACCCCGGCGAGAACAGTTACGCGCAGCAGCAGTTCGAATCGGCCAGCAAGGACGTGTGGATCTTCTACCGCAACCCCGACCTGAACCCCGACCTTCGACACAAGGACGGCACACCATACAGCTTCAACAACCGGCGCGAACGCCGCAAGATCCTCGAATGGGTCTACGCCGGAAGCCCGTGGGTGCCTTTGGACTCCGTCGAAGCGGAGGCCGAGGCGCTCATGGAGAAGGATCCCGCACAGGCGGAACGCTTCTTCGGCAACCGAATGGTGCAGGGCGGCGGCGCATGGCTCGAGGATGGACTCTGGGAGAGCTGCTATGCAGGAACATGAGCTTTGGCTTGAGAACCCGCCGAAAGGCACTGAGGTGTGTCTCGGCTTCGACGGCTCCGAGAACGACGACTGGACATGCATCAAGGCCGAGACCCGTGAAGGTTTCATCTTCACGCCACGGTACGGCGAGGATCGCCGTCCGACGATTTGGAATCCTAAAACGTGGGGCGGCCGCATCCCGCGCAGCGAGGTCAATGCCGCCATGGACGAGCTCAACGACCGATACAAGGTGATCCGCGCCTATTGCGATCCCGGTTTCCGCGACGAGGTGTCGTGGGAATCTCAGATCGAGGCATGGGACTCCCAATACGGGCCGAAGAAATTCATCCCCTGGTCGATGAGCGGTTCGAGCCGCATCACCGCGGTCTGGGAGGCGTTGAAACGCTTCGAATCCGACCTGCAGCATCACGCGATCACGCAGGACGGCTGTCCGATCACCATCACGCACATGCGCAACGCAAGACGCTTCGCCAAGTCCGGCGAACGCTACGGGCTGGGCAAACCGAAGCAGACGCGGAAAATCGATGCGGCGGTGACGTGCGTGCTGGCGCACGAGGCGGCATGTGATGCACGTGCCGCCGGCTGGGGCAGGAAACGCAAGGCGTACCTGCTGACTGGTTCTACTACGAGGGGGTTCTAATGATTCGTACCGCCGATGACGTGAATCGCATGGCGAACCTGCTCGCCCTGAAGATCGAGAACCGTCGGCCGGACATCAGGAAGCACACGGATTACGTGCGCGGCAAGCGCGGCACACTGAAATTCGCATCCGACGAATTCAAACGCTACATGGCGGACCGGTTCTCAGGTTTCGCCGACAACTGGTGCCTGCCGGTGGCGCAGGCGCCGGTCGAGCGCATCCATTTCAGAGGCTTTATCCCATACGACGACAGTGAGCTCGACTCGCATGTCATGCGCGTGTGGGAGCGGAATGACTGCGATCGCAAACTGCAGGAGACGGCTCTGATGATGACCACGACCGGACGTGCGTTTGGCCTGGTGACCTCGATGCCTGACGGCAGGGCGCGCATCAGCTTCGAACACCCCGACTCCGCAGCCGTCCATTACGACCCGCTCACTGGAGAGGTCGACGCCGGCCTCCTGGTCCGCTACGACGAGGAGCACGAATTCGGCACGCTGCTGCTGCCGGATCTGGTGTTCGACGTGGTGCGCGTGCGTGCAGGCGGGGACAACGAGCGGAACCGTCTGCCGCCCGGCGTTGAGGGCTGGCGGTTCGTTCCGGCTTCGGTGCGCGCGAACCCGCTCGGACGAGTGCCATTGGTCGAATTCCGCAATCAGATGCTCCTGGACGACCTGCCGATCAGTGATGTGGAGCAGGTCGAATCGATGCAGGACGCCGTCAACGTCTGCTGGGCCTACACGCTCAACGCCCTGGACTTCGCGTCCATGCCGGCGAGGGTGATACTCGGCGGCGACTCCCTGTCCGAGCCGGTCTTCGACAAGGCGACCGGAGAGCAGGTCGGTGAACGCCCCGTGAACCTCGACAAGCAGGTCATGGAGCGCATCATGCAGATCACCGGCGACAACGTGTCGATCGGCGAATGGACCGCCAGCAACCTGCAGGCTTTCCTGCCGATCATCCAGAAGGCCGTCGAGCACATCGCGGCCGAGACACGCACGCCCGGCCACTACCTGCTGACGAATGCGGAGGTGCCGGCCACCGGCTACGAGGTCGCCGAAGCCGGCCTCGTGTCGAAGACATTGGAGCGCATCAGCTTCATGCGTCAGCCGGTGCGCGAATTGTGCGTGATGGCCATGATGCTCGAGGACGATGAGGAATCAGCCCGCATCCTCGAGGATGCAAAAGTCGTGTTCGCCACACCGCAATACCGGTCCGAGGCCCTCATGGCCGACGCGATGCTCAAATACAAGAAGCTCGGATACCCGTTGCAGTGGATCGCCGAGCAGATGGGTCAGAGTCCGGAGGACATCAAGCGCATCATGCGCATGGTGGACGACGAGAATCACGATCCGGAGATGGCGGAGATAGCCCGCAGCCTGCAGGTCGGAGGTGCATCTGATGACGGTGACGCTGGAGAGCCTGTCGGACAGTCGGAACACTCTGGCCAGACTGTGCCTGCTGGCCGTGAGGGCGGCGGACAAAACGTGGAAGGGCGTGGATCCGAGGCGGGTGCGTGACAGCTGGAATCGGACAAACGCCGATTTCCTTACGCTCTTCGCCACACTGCAGACCCGCGCCGCGAGCGATGCGATGGACTCGTCCACGTTGATGCTCGCCGAACAGGGCGACTACGTGCGCCCTGACGGTATTGCGAATCCCCTCGCCTTCGGGACGGGTTTCGCACCGAGCGGCATCGACCTCGAATCATATTTCGATATCCCGGTGACGCGCACTTTGTCGGCCATCAAGTCAGGCATGGGCGAATCCGATGCCATGATGGCAGGTCGTGCTACGCTTCGCCAGATGGCCATGCAGGCCATCGAGGACACGTCAATCAGCGCGATGGGCGTCAGCATCACCCAGCGTTCCGGCGTCGGCTACGTGCGTGTCGAATCACCCGATTGTTGCCCACGATGCGCCATCCTCGCCGGAAAATACTTCCGGCACAACAACGACTTCCTTCGTCATCCGAAATGCCACGGTCGCACCATTCCCTGCAAAGGCAAGGAAAAGGCCGAGAAACAAGGCTGGATCACATCGCCGATGGACCGCTTCAACGGCATGAGCGAGGCGGAGCAGGACAGGGTCTTCGGACATGCCGACGCGCAGGCTATCAGGGACGGTGCCGACATCTACCAGGTCGTCAACGCGCATCGAGGCATGCGGCCAATCGGACGCGGCAACATCCGCATGACAACGTCCGAAGGCACCAGTCGATACGGCTGGAGCCGCATGATCCGAAAATACGAATATGGCCAGAAGCAACGGCGCAGGCTCACGCCGGAAGGCATCTACAGCTTCAACCTCCCGCGCGAGCAGACCATCGAACTTCTGAAGCGCGAGGGCTACATCCTGCCCGACAAATGGCGCGAGCAGGTGCCGGAGCTTCGCCGCAGCCAATGGCTGCACGACAACGGATACCGTCAGGGACGGCATGAGGACCTGACCGAGGCGCAGAAGCGTCTGCTCAATGCGCGGCTCCGCTACGAGGCCGCTTTGGACGGCCACAATCCCTATCGGCCAGGCAGTCCGGTCACGCCGGATGTGCTGGCGAAGGCCGAGAACTCGTATCGTCGCTGGCTTTCCAGCAACGGCGAAAAATACATCCAGTAAAAGGAAGGAAACATCATCATGTCCGATGGACAGCAGCAGGATCCGAACACCGGCGATCCGGGCGCGCAGGAGCCGCACGTCGACTGGCACGACAAGTTCCTCGGCCAGAAGAAGGTCAACAGCGACCTCGAGGCGAAGCTCAAGACCGCCTACGAGAAGGCCGACCGCGTGGACGACCTGGAGAAGCAGGTCGCCGACTGGGAGCAGCGTGGCAAGGAATTCGAATCCGCGCAGGCCACCATCGCCGGACTGCAGAAGCAGGTGCTCCAGGCGAACGTCACCGCCGCGGCCACCGGCAAGCTCATCAATCCGGGCGACGCATTGAAGCTCATCGATTTCTCCGACCTGGCCGCGGACGATCAGGGAGGATACGACCAGAAGGCGATTTCCAAGAAAATCGACGATCTGGTCACGGTACACCCGTATCTCGCGCAAGGCGGGAACAAGGCTGGTCTGACGGGAATCATCCCACCGTCAGGCGCCCGTGATGGCGATCATCAGGCGGGACAGCTTACCAGGGACGATCTGAAGAACATGACCCCGAAGCAGATCGAGGAGGCGCGCCGCAAGGGCCGTCTGGATGACCTGCTCGCAGGCCGCAGCAAGTAAGGAGGCCACCAGCAATGGCAATCACCAATTTCATCCCCGAGGTATGGTCCGCCGCCATCCTCGAAGCCCTGCGCGCGAAGCTCGTCTTCCCGAGCCTGTGCAACCGCGATTACGAGGGCGACATCCGTGAGGCCGGCGATACCGTGCACATCACCGGATACGACGACGTGACCGTGCGCAAGTACGTCCGCGGCCAGGCGATCACCGTCGACGATGTCAATGACAAGGAAGCAGCCGTTCTTGAAATCAATCAGTCCGACTATTTCGCCTTCAAGGTCAACGACCTCGACAAGGCTCAGGCCAAGGCGGACATGACTGGAAAGTTCACCAATTCCGCCGCCTACAACATGATGAAGAACGTGGAGAACTACATCTCCAATCTCATGGACACTGCCGTCAGCACGCCGGCGAAGACCGTGGACGTCGGCACCCCCGCCGACGCGTATCTCGCCGTCGTGGAAGCCGGACGGAAGCTTGATGTGCAGAGCGTGCCTGACGAGGGACGCTGGCTCGTCGTCAGCCCCGACTTCTACGCGCTCCTGCTGCAGGACTCCCGCTTCATCGAAGGCACAGAAGCGGGCCATAATACGCTGCTCAACGGCGTGGTCGGCCAGGTGCGCGGCTTCACTGTCGTGAAGTCCAACAATGTGCCGCACAAGTCCGCCAGCCCGGACACGCAGTCCATCCTCGCCGGCACCAACGCTGCCGTCACCTTCGCACAGCAGGTCAGCAACGTCGAGGCTATGCGCATGCAGACCGACTTCGCCGACATGGTGCGCGGCCTCGACCTGTACGGCGCCAAGGTCATCCGCCCCGAGTGCCTGACCAAGATTACCCTGAACCTCTCCACCACCACCGGTCGTTCCCTGCAGGATGCGCAGACCCCTGTCGTGAGCGGTACCACCGCAGACAGCGACGGTGAAGAGGATGCTGCTGCAGGCAAGAAGAGCGGCAAGTAGTCGAGTCCGATGATCGGAGGCTGAAATGACCGCACTGGCCACCTTGGACGACCTGAAACATAACGGCATCGAAGTGACCGATGAGCAGACGGCAACCAGTCTGCTCGACTCGGTCTCCGAAGCCGTCCGCTCGGCCGCCGGCTGTCCGATCACCCTCGGCGAACGGACCGTCGACATCCCCGGAGAACAGTCCAGGAAACTCGACCTGCCATGCAGGGCCGTCAGAAGCGTCTCCAAGGTGCTCATCGACGGCAAGACCGTCGACGACTGGCGGCTCCTCGGATCCGCACTCTACCGCGAAGAGCCGTGGAGCCCCTTCGGACGCATCCCGTCGGTCGTGACAGTCACCTTCACGGGTGGCTGGAATCCGATACCCGCCGATATCGTCAGACTGGTCTGCTCGTACGTCGCAGCCGGACTCCACCAGCTCGAGGACGGAGGCCCCGGCGCCCACGCCGGCGTCAGCTACGAACGTGTCGACGACGCACAGGTCGGATACGCGCAAGGCGATGCCGCCCAAATCGACGTGACCGAACTGCCGGAAGCGACCAAGCGCAGCCTGCGCAACCGCTTCGGCGCGAACGTCTCTTCGATAGGGGTGTTCCGATGAGAATCAGCGCATCATTCCGCTCCAAGGCCCGCCGTGACGCGGAAGACCTCATGACCGACCAGTGCACGGTAACCCGCCCAGGCGAGTCCACCACGGATCCGGACACGGGACTGCCGAACACCGACACGGAGCAGGTGTATGCGGGCAAGTGCAAGGTGCAGACCTCTGGTGGCCTTGCGTCCGAGAACGTGGAAGGCAGCGCGGCTCAGGCGATGGGCGCCGTCTCATTGGTCTGGTCGCTGTACATCCACTTCCCGTTCGGGACCAGCCTGCGCAACGGCGATCTTGTCACGGTCACGAAGTCGGCGAATCCGGAACTGGTGGGCCGTCGCTATCGCATGATTTCCCCCCAATCGGAGAAGTCGTGGGCGACGGCCTGCCGCTGGAACGTGAAGGAGGACGCATGAGCGTCACAAGCCTGTTCGACGCGTCCGAGCTGACCGCCTTCGCCGACAAGCTGCTCTCCAAAGGAGTCGCCCGCCGCGCGGCCATCACCATGGTCGTGAAGAAAGGTGCGCAGAACGTCAAAAACGACATTCGCGAAGACCTCTCCGGCTCAGGCAACAAGGCATTTCGACGCATCCCCATCACCTACGAGGTGAAGGAAGCGCCGGGACGCATCACAGCCGAGATCGGCCCGTCGAAGGGCGGCGCCGGCAGCCTCGCCAACATCGCGTTCTTCGGAACCGCTAAAGGTGGTGGAACGCACCGGTTCTACGAGCATGGCGAGGAAGAGCTTCCGAAGCTCGCGGAATATGTGGCTCGTGCCGCAGTGGAGGGATTCTAGTGCAGTCGATAATGACCTTGTCGAACACGATTCTCGACCATGTGCCGAAACCGGCTGAAGGTTGGAAGGTGTACCGGCAGACCGCGCCGAAACCGACCGACAAGCCACCGTGGATTATCGAGACCGTCACCACGAACGGCCACATAGTCGGGGAGACGCAACACGTGCATTGCGGCATCGGCACTCTGCTGGTGCGCATTGTGAGCACCACCACCGATTCCGTCAACGTGCTGGCCGATGACCTCATGATTCCAGCCTTGGCCGGCAAACGGTTCGTCGCGCAGGGCTTCGACACCGGATGTCTGACCCTGTTCTCCGATTCCGGCGCATATGCGGCCGGACTCACCGCAGAGGACACGAGCCTGCTCTATCAGGTGCGCCTATTGACTTTCAAATTCAACTGGTCACGCATGTGACCCAATATTTATAAGGAGGAGTCATGGTTTTGACTCTTGGAACTGAAGTTCCTTCCACACCGGCGGACGGTCTGGTCAACACGATCTGGGTGCCGTCCATCGCGAACATTCAGAAGCCGACCGCCGATGAGATCAACGCCGGAACCGACCTGTCCAATTACGTCACGCTTGGTGGATGGTCATGCTCGCCGTCGCAGGATTCCATTTCAGACCAGCGTGAGAACAGTGCGCAGGATTACGAGAATCCCGGACGCAAGAAGATCAGCGGCTCGAGCATCGAGGTCATCGACAATACGAACACGGAGCACTCCGCGCAGAACGTAGCCATGGAGACGCTTGACGAGGGTACGGAAGGATACTTCGTGCGCCGCTATGGCAAGAAGACGGATGAGACCTTTGTCGCCGGCGACATTGTGAACGTGTACGCGGTCCGTGTTGGCATGAGTGCCAAGGTGGCGATCGCCGCGAACAGCGTGCTGCGCAGTAAGGTCAATTTCTCCGTCCGCGCTCCAGGCTGGGCGGAGAACGTGAAGGTCGCCTGATTGATTCTTCCCGCATCGGACTTTCGTCCCTTTCGCCGGTGCGGGACCCTCTTTTTTCTTTTCCGGCAAAGGAACATGAATATTAGAGCGAAGGAACAACAATGCTTAAAGTCACCAGGCGCACGCGCGAGGTCGATATCATCCTCAACCAGCAGATCGCCGAGGACATCGCCAGATTGGGTGATGCGCTGGCCGAGGAGACCACGCGCGAACAAATCACGGAGGCTGGGACGAACCGGCAGGCGAAGGCTACCGCGCGGCGCATCGAAGAGCTGCGCGAACAGGCGGATGCGGAGACATTGAAGCTCACGTTGCGGGCATTGCCGGTGAGCAAGTGGGCGCAGGCATTGGCCGCGCACCGCAATGACAACGGCACGAACGACATGTTCGGCACCGCCGCCGCGGCATTGCCGCTCATGCTTGATTCCGCGACCATCGGCGGCAAGCCGGTGTCCGACGAGGACAAGACCGAACAGGCGTGGCGCAGTCTGTTCGACGAACTCACCGATGGCCAGTTCACGCCGATCTGGCAGGCCATCGCCGAACTGAACGGCACCGCAGCGGACCCAAAAGCGGCATTCGACCTCGCCTCGCAGGTTCTCCGCAACTAGTCGAGGACCTTAAGATCTGCCGCCAGCTCGGCATCAGCTATAAGCGTTTCATGGGCTGGCGCCCGAGTAAGGGCGATGAGGTCGAATGGGATGAGACGGAACGCAATTGGATGCGCTCGTTGGCTGAATACGAACGGTCATTATGCCCCATGTGCGGTTTGCCTCGCACGATCTGCCAAGACCCGAAGGGCGAACTTACATTGCATGCCGAAACCAGCGTCTGCTGGGCCACTGCGCACATGCAGCAGGCCATGAAACGGTGGACGGAGGCCAACGGCAGGGACAATCCGGCCGCGAACGCCTTGGTGGCGCATTTGACCTGATTTTCGGAGGATGCTTTGGCGGAGAACAAGAACATCGTCATCCGATTGATGGCCGACACCGCCTCCTACGAGGCGGCGATGACCCGTGCCGGAAGCACCGCGAGAACAGTCGCTTCGGGCATGGAGAACACCGGCCGCAAGTCCGCGCTTATCGCCAGTGGTATGACCGCAGCAGGACTGGCCGTGGCCGCTTTCGGCGTGGCTGCGGTGAAGATGGCCGCGGACTTCGACCAGCAGATGAGCACCGTGCAGGCGAACACCGGCGCGACCAGCGCCCAAATGGACCAGCTGCGTGCCGCCGCCATCGAGGCAGGCGCATCGACCGTCTATTCCGCTTCGGATTCCGCCGACGCGATCAATGATCTCGGCAAGGCCGGCATGAGCGTCACGGACATTCTCACCGGCGGATTGACCGGCGCTTTGAATCTGGCAGCATCGGACGGCATGGCGGTAGGCGATGCCGCCGAATACATGGCCAACGCGCTCTCCATGTTCCATCTGAAGGGCTCGCAGGCGTCGCAGGTCGCCGACACTCTTGCGGCTGGCGCCGGCAAGGCCGTCGGCAATGTCTCCGATTTCGGCGAGGCGTTGAACAATTGCGGCGCGCAGGCGAACAGTTTCGGCATGAACGTGCAGGAGACCACCGGCGTTCTCGCCCTGTTCGCGCAGAACGGCACCATCGGAGCCGAAGCCGGCACCCAGCTGAACAGCATGCTGATGAAACTGGCCGCCCCGTCCACCGAAGCGTCCAATACGATGAAGGAATTGGGCATCAGCGCATATGACGCCCAACATCATTTCGTCGGCATGGCGAATTTCGCCGGACAGTTGCAGAAGGCCGAAAAAGGCTTGACCGACGAGCAGCGCAACCAGGCGAACGCGACCATCTTCGGCAGCTATGCCATCAAGGCAGCGAATTATCTTTACGAGGCGGGCGAGTCCGGTGTCAACAAGTGGACTAAGGCTGTATCCGAAAGCGGTTATGCCGCCGAGCAGGCTGCCGCGAAGAACAACAATCTCAAGGGTGATCTGGAGAATCTTGGCGGTTCGATGGAGTCCCTGATGATTTCCGTTGGCGAGGGCGCTCAGGGGCCGTTGCGCAAGATGGTTCAGGGCTTGGATACGCTGGTTGACGCGTTCGCCGGTTTGCCATCCGGAGTGCAGCAGACGCTCGTGGTCATGGCGTCTCTGGCGGGCGTGTTCGGCGCGGTGCATAAGGCCGCGGGCAATCTCAACGGCAGTACAAGCACCATGGCCAACAACATCGGTCTGGCCATCGACCCGATCCAGCGCGTCAAGACCGCTTTGGCTTCCGCGCAGACCGCTTTCCAGATGTTCCGCGCGAGCGGTCAGAGCGCGCAGGAGCAGTTGGAATCGTTCGGCACTGCGGAGGATTCCGCCACGCTCCGATCCAAGGGGTTCCACACTGTTGCCGACGGACTCATCTCACTTATGGGAGGTCCGTGGGGCATCGCCCTGGGCATTGCCACGACGGCGCTCACCGGTTTCATGACGGCCGCGCAGAATACCAAGCAGGCGGTGCAGGAAGTGCAGTCAGCCGCAGCCAATGGAGCCAGCGCTATCCACGAGGCGCTGGTCAACCAGCTGCAGAATATGGATGTCGGCACCTTCCATGGCGAACCGGGATGGCTCAGTGCGATCGAGCAGGGCATCACCGGATCGAAGAAGCTGACCGACGTGATGAGCGAGGCCGGCATCAGCATCACCACCATGACCAAGGCCGCCGAAGGCAACAAGACGGCCATCAAGCAGGTCAACTCGGCGGCGGACAAGCTCGGCTCCAGCCTTGGCAGCGGGTCACATAAGGCCACCGCGCTGCGCGACGGCCTTTCCGCCCTGACCACCGCCTACCAGCAGGGCACGAAAGGCGCCAAGGACAAGTCCAAGGCGTTGGACGAACTCGATGTCAAAACCAATAGCGCGGCGAAATCCACGAAGGATGAGGCCAGCGCGAACAAGGATCTCGCCGATTCCGCCTCGGACGCGTCCGAGGAAATCAACGACCTCGTGAAGTCTCTGTTTGGTTTGGAGTCAGGTAATCTGACCGCAGACGAGGCTGTCGACCAGCTGAATCAGAAGATCGGCGAACTGTCAGACACCTGCAAGGACAACGGCGTGGTGTTCGACCAGAACGGCAACCTGCTCGACAGGTTTTCCGAGAAGGGCACCAAGACCAGGCAGGCTTTGGAGGACATCGCCAGCAGCGCGCAGAACGCTGCGGAGAAGATTCTCAAGCAGGGCGAGAGCACCGGTTTCAGCAGCGGTGAGATCGAGCGTGCGAACGGCGTGCTGCAGGATGCGCGTGACGCGATCATCCGGCAGGCCGAAGCCTCGGGTATGAGCGAACAGGCCGCCAACGCTTTGGCGGATCGGTGGGGTCTGAGTTCCGACCGCATCAAGGCTTCCATCGACAATATCAAGAAGACCGCCGACAACAGCAAGGCGAAGCTTGACGTTGACGATTCCAAGGCCAAGTCGAAGACCAAAGGCGCGGAAACCAACCTTGACAAATTCAATAAGAAGATAGCGAAGGCCAAGCTCGACGCCGACGACAAGAAGGCCACGGCCAGCGCCAAGAAGGCGCAGAAGATGATGGACGACTTCAACAGGAAGCACGTCAACGCCACCATCGACGCGACCGACAAGGCATCCAAGAAGGCGAACACCGCTTCCAAGAACATCGGAAAGCTCAACGGAAAGAAAGCCACAGCCAGACTCGACGCGAAGGACAACGCCTCGCCGAAGGTAGACAAGGCCAACGCGAAGAAACTGTCAAACAAGCGCAACACCTTGGACTCCACCGACAGGGCAACGCCGAAGACGAACGCCGCGAACGCGAAGAGGCTCAACAACAAGAAAAACACCCTCGATTCGACCGACAAGGCCGGACCGAAGGTAGACGCCGTCAACCGCAAGAAGCTGAACGACAAGAAGAGCACCGCATCGGTCAACGACCAGGCGACTCCGGTGCTCCGCTCCATCAACAACTTCAAGATCGCGGACAAGAGCTTCACCGTCGTGGAGAAGACGAAGAAGGAGGGTGGCTACACCGGTGGAATGTTCACTGATGGCCACTTCCAGAAATTCGCAGGCGGCGGCATGTTCTCCGGCTACGTGGACCCCGCGTGGGCGCCCGGCAATTCGCTCAGCGACAGTGTGTACTTGCTCAACGCCCGCCTCGCCGCGGGGGAGTACACGCACAATGCTGCGGCCACGGCCTATTACGGCGTGGAGAACATGCGCCTGTTGAACGAGCGGAAGATTCCACGCGAAGTGTTTGCCACAGCCAATCAGATGACAGGCAATCAGGTCAGCATACAGGTTGATACCGCTTCCGTGGTGGCGGCGATAACCAGCCTGCACAACGATCTTGGCGCGATCATCAGCGCCGCGTCCGATGATTCGACGGTCGGCGACCGTGACTTGGGGAGGTTGATCCGCAAATATGCGCGAGCTTAAATACACGTCGCATGATGGCACGGTCATCGACCTCAACACCGATGACCTGTGGGTGGCTGACCTGCAGGAAATGCGCGGATACGCATGGACGTACACGCTGGCCACTCGCGGCATCAAATCGGTGAGCAGAAACGCTTCGACGGCGAAAATGACCGTCCGCACCACGGATCCGTCAAGATTGGACATGGTGCAGACGGCTTTCGACTCGGACGTGCAGGCAGTCCGGCCTGGCACGTTGACGGTCGATGGCGAATGGACGCAACAAGCTTATGTCGTCGGTTCTTCGCTCGGTCTCGTGCCATGGCCGGAATACGCGCAGACTGATTACACGGTCGTATTGTGCGATGGCGTCTGGCGTCGCGCGCTGCCGGTGCAGCATTTCTTTCCGATGACGGCAGGCGCCGGTTCGCAGATTGACCTTCCGCTGGACTTGCCGACCGATTTGGCTCCGTCGAGAATCGCTTTGACGGTGCATAATCCGACCGGCAAGGCCGCTGAGTTCACTGCGGTCATTTTCGGCCCTTGCGTCAACCCGTCTTTCCAGATTGGCGGCAACACTTACTCGGTTGACGTGACAGTGCCGGAAGGCGGTCATATGTCACTGTCGGCCACCGGATTGCGGAAGACGATAACGGTGACAGCTGAAAACGGCGACGTTTCGGATGTTTTTGACAAGGGCATTCGCGGCAACGGCAGTGGAAGCGGCTCATATGTTTTCGAGCCGATACCGGCCGGAGATTCGCTGTTGACGGTTTCCGGCAATTATGGCATCGATTTGACCATGTTTGACGTTTCTGGAGGTGTGCCTTGGCTGACGTTATCCTCGCCGACGGCAATCTAACGCCACATGCGAGCGTATCGCAGGCGACGCTGGACTGGGCTTGCGGCACGGACGAAAACGATTTCGAGCTGACCATCGAAGATCCGTCTGCGCCGGAAATTGAACGTGGCTGGTATTTCTGGATTGACGGCAGTGACGTGGGCGGCCGGATCGTCGACCGTCGTGTGGCTGTTTCCGGTGGCGTGTCCACGACCACGTGGATCGGCCAATCGTGGACTGGCATGTTGGCGGCGAAGATATTGCAGCCGGACGCGAATCAGGATTACCTGACCGTCTCCGGCAAGCTGCCTGACATCCTCAAAAACCTTTTGAAGCGCATCGGTTTGGATTCGGTGTTCACTGTCGATTCCTCCGATGCTTCCACTTTGTCGAATTGGATGTTCCAGAATCCACGTTATGTGGACGCCTACACCGGCTTGCGCACATTGCTTGCATCATGTGGCCGCAGGCTTGATTTCAAAACGTCCGGCAATAAGATCCTGCTTGGTATCGTGCCGGTGCAGACCATCACGAACACGATCGATTCCGACTTGGTGGATTTCAAGGCCGAGACCAACCGTCGCGCGGTGAATCATCTCATCGGCCTTGGCTCGCAGGAGCTCAAGAACCGTCTGGTGGTTAATTATTTCGCGGATGCAACCGGCGTGGTGAGTCAGACGCAGACGCTCGTTGGCGCCGATGAGGTATGCGCCACATACGACTATTCCAACGCGGATTTGTCCACGCTGCAATCCGAGACGAAGAAGCATTTGCAGGAATTGCAGACCGGTGGGTCGGTCGAGGTGACGTTGTCCGATGAGGTCGGAGACGGTCTGCGTGTGGATGACAAGATTGTTGCGACGGATCAGACTTCCGGCGTCAACGTCACCGCCGTGGTGACGAAACGGATCGTGAAAATCGATTCCGGGATTTTGACTTCGACTTTCGAGGTCGGACTGCCGGTGCAGTCGGCGAACGCTAACTATTCCGGTTCTTCCTCTTCGTCTTCCGGTGGTTCGGCTGGCGGTGGCGTGTCTTTGACGGCTGGCCGTGGCCTGTCGATTTCAGGCGGCACGACCAACGCGGAGGTCGCTTCCGAGGATTTGGATTCCGTCAGGCAGGTCGCCGAGTCTGCGAACAGGACGGCTTCCGGTTTTGCGGCGCAGATCGGCAAGGCGAATCAGACCGCCGAGGATGCGAAGAACGTCGCCGATACGGCCAAGACCGTGGCCGACAGTGCCAAGTCGGGCATGATGACCGATGGCGAACGGTCGAAGCTCGCTTCGGTCGAACGGGGCGCGAACGCCTACACTCTGCCGGAGGCGTCCACGGACGTGTTGGGTGGCGTGAGGGTGGATGGTTCCTCGATCGTGAGCGTTGACGGTGTCATCAGCGCGCATGTCGGCGACGGCGGTTCCGGGCGGATCGTGTTTCCGATCGGATACGTGGTCCAGAACACGACTGGTGTTGACCCTTCCGTGGATTTCGGCGGCACGTGGAGGCAGTTGCCTTCGCTTGGCTGTTTTACGTTTGAAAGGATAGGCTAGTGAAATCTGACGGTTACTCGAAGTACGTGTGCGACAAGTGCGGCAAGACCGCTTATGTCGCAGCTGGCGATACGGAGGCGCGGGAATGGTTCACCGTGCGCCGCTATTCGGCTGGCAAGGCAACCCGCATCGCGGATGATGTGGCGCCCGACATCTACGAACTGTGTTCCCAATGCAATGCGTCTTTCATGACGTTCATACAGGAGAATGATGAAGCGTTTGAAGCATGGTTGAAGGAGGTTGAACAGTGACCATCGAACTGGTTGACGGCAAGGCCGGAGTTGCACACATCTCAAGCGAGGACAAGGCGATCATCCATCAGGCCAAGTTCTCGAAGTCTGACGTGGTGTTCGACTGGGGCGACGCGTTCAAATGCTCGATGAGTTCGTCCAACAGGGCGACGATCGGCACCGGCTGCGCGTCGATCCAGGGTTTGGACTGGCATATCACGGCGGCGGAATCGGTGACGATCTCCAACGGGTCGCAGGGCATGAAACGCAACGACATCATCTGCGCACACTACCATCGATATTCCAAGACCGGTAATGAGAATGTGGAATTGACCGTGTTGAAGGGTTCGCCGAATGCGACTGCCGCCGCTGACCCGGCAATTCCGTCGGGGAAGATATTGTCCGGCGCGGTTGACGCATACATGCCTCTCTGGCGTATCCCGCTTGACGGCATCACGGTCGGCACGCCGGTGCGCCTGTTCACGCCGAGGGGGGCTTTGTGGGATTCCGTAACCCTGTACCAGGATTCCAATTGGATCATCATGCGTAACGGCAGGAT